ATGAACCTCAGTATCCTTTACGCCCTCGCGGCCGCCGCCCTGTTCGGCGCCAGCACCCCACTTGCCAAAAGCCTGGGCCTTGGCCTCTCGCCCATACTCCTCGCCGGCCTGCTCTACCTTGGCAGCGGTATCGGTCTGGCCGGTGTGCGCTGCATACGTGATCGCGGCTGGAAACCTAGCGGATTGGCCCCCTCGGAATGGCCCTGGCTGCTCGGCGCCATCGTCTTCGGCGGCATCCTCGGGCCTGTTGCCCTGATGTTCGGCCTGACCCGCACCGCCGGGGCCACGGCTTCATTGATGCTCAACCTCGAGTCGGTGCTGACCGCGGTTATCGCCTGGCTGGTGTTCAGGGAAAACGCCGACCGCCGTATCGTCCTAGGCATGTTCGCCATTGTGCTGGGCGGCGTGGTGCTGTCCTGGTCCGACGGCGGCGCTACCAGCCAGGACTGGACGGGACCGTTTGCCGTTGCGCTGGCCTGCCTGTGCTGGGGGATCGACAACAACCTGACGCGCAAGGTATCCGCGTCTGACGCCCTGTTTATTGCAGGCGCCAAGGGCTTGATTGCCGGGTGGGTGAATTGCAGCTTGGCGCTTTATCTCGGCGCGCAGCTCCCGAGCGCCGTACAAATTGCCCCCGTGTTGCTGGTCGGGTTTCTTGGCTATGGCATCAGCCTGGTCCTGTTCGTACTGGCACTCCGCGGGCTGGGCAGTGCCCGCACCGGCGCCTACTTTTCGACAGCGCCCTTCCTCGGGGCTGCGGTTGCCTTATGGGTGATGGACGAGTCGGTCACCGCCGCGTTCTGGATCGCGTCGGCGTTGATGGCTATCGGCGTGTGGCTGCACCTGACAGAGCGGCATGCCCACGAGCATCTGCATGAAGCAACGGAACACGGGCATCGCCACGTGCATGATGAGCATCACCAGCATGAGCATGACTTTGAATGGGACCCGGCGGTGCCGCATAGCCACGTGCATGTGCACAGTGCGATGAAGCATAGCCATGCGCATTTTCCGGACGTGCATCATCGGCATAGGCATTGAGGGGTGGCGTTTTCAGGGAATGTTTCTAGGCCGCTCAGCGCGGCCCTAAAAGCAGCGTTCGTTCAAGCGTGGTCGCCGTTGTGAGCTTTACGCTCGTACTCCCAGCCTTTGCACGCCAATCGCCTCTGGAAATACTGCTAGACGCCGCGACCTATCGACTTCGCGCCGTGACCCAGGTCCTTGAGAATCTCGCACTCTGCTGCGAAATAAGCAGTGATGCCGTCGTGCTCAGTGACTTTGCCCTGCTCTGCTCAATTCCACTACGCGATGGTTGCGATCTGCTGGATGTCATTGGGCGTCGGCTGGACATGCCGTGTACGTGATCTAGAACGGGAAATTTCCAAGCCCAGAAAGCACAAAACCCCTGGTTTCTTTCGAAACCAGGGGTTTTGCTTATATCGAATTTGGCGGTGAAGGAGAGATTCGAAACTACCCGCAACCACACTATCAAAAGGTAAGTGTCCGGATTTAAAGGGCTGCAGAGGCGATGGCACCTCAAAAAATCGTCATTCTCAGTCCCATGGCGGTCCCATGAGTTTTGCACCAACTTAGTGCGCGCAGGGTTGAGAGGGGGTAAAAACGGCATCTCGACCGGTTTAGGTTGAGGCACGGGAAAAAGGTAATATTGGTAATACGCTCAAAAAATCATAATAAAACCCTTTAATTTCAATAGCTTGAAGGATATTTAGAAAGGTAATAATTTGGTAATTTATAGGTTAGGTCATTACCTTTTTATCAAGTAATTCCTGGTGCTCTTCATCCCCAGCAAAACCGGGCACTTGGCCGAATATTACCTTTGTCATTACCAAATATTACCCCTTCAGGTAATGCGCTCAGCCCAAGGAATACTAGGGCTACAGCGAAGTTAATACCCTTCCTAACCAAAATTACCTTTTTCCCGGCCCTGGTTCCAAAATAGCCATCCGTTGGGCAAGTCTTCCCGCTGAGGTCTAGTCTGTGGGCCTACGACTGGAGACTCATATGGAACATGAATATTCGCTCTCAGATGTGCTTGAGAGAATGTATGAAAATCAGCTGGCCCTTGAAGCAGCCTTGATGGAGCTGACGCTCAGCGTCGAAGAACAAGGCTCAATAGAGGCAGGTAAAAATGTGCGTGGTGCCTTGGAGACGATTGGTGCGAACGCAGGCCATATCAAGCAAGGGTTGGCCCGTCTCAAGCGTCAAGAAGCCAAATAGACCCGAGACAGGTTTTGAAATGCCCTTCTTTCGCTGAAGCCCATACGTCTTGCGGCCTATAGCAGCTTTCCGTCCAAACCGAGGGCCATCATGAAAGGTGAAGAAATAGATCTATCACGTCTTGGAAAATGCCCGTATCCCTGGATTTTTTCCTTTTTCGATCAATGAATCCGGGGAAGCTTTCTCCCCTCCCCCGGAATGATCGCTTCTCACAAATTTGGAAGCACACTGCATTTTTTCGCAAAACTTTGCATTTCGTGAAATCGCCATTCACACCGGCGAGCCCTTAGCGGGCCTGGTCTGTCGAGGCGATTGCACCTCCCTTGACCTTTGCACAAAAAACACAGGTAAAGCCCGTCGGCGGGAGGGGGATAAGTGCTTTTTCTTCGTTTTTTTTCTCACAGAACTGATTTTAGGATATCCGCCCTACTCGCACTTCGTCGGATCACCGACAACCCAGTCACAGGTCGAAATATACTGTCTGCATATACAGTATCTAGGTAGGCAGAGGTGAGGCAATGACGGGCGCAAGTGACTTCACACCGTGGGGAGTGATCGCCTCCTGGCATCAGTTGCTACGTGATGAGGTGGCGTTGCTGCGCCAACCAGGGGAGCACTATAAAAAGCTACTTGATGGGGCGCACGCATTGCATAGGGCGGAGCTGATTGATCGTGATGTTCTGGCTGATCTCCTTGAGCAAGCGGATGGGGCACTGGCATACGCCGTCGAAGCGCTCCTGGATGAACCAAACGGCCCAAGCGGGGACTTCTCATGCACATGCTGATCACCCCCATGCGCTGCAAGGGTTTAGCTTTGGAATCGCAAGAGAGAAGGCGTTATCCAGCGATCCGGGGGGACGTCCTTGTTACACCTGAAAAGAGCGACGAACTGGGGCGAAGCTCAAATGTAGCGAGGATCAATAGAGGATGGCCGAAGGAGCATGAACCTCTGCCCCGATTGCTGGACGCTACCTTATCAGGCATGGCGCCGACGGGATTTGTTTTGAGCGGGATAGAGTACGTCGACGGATGTGCTTACGCACAGTCGTGGTGGTGTAGGTTGGAATAAAACATGTTCCCGTAGAAGGTGTGGTATATACAGTGAAACGATTGTGTGAACCACGTCTTAATGGAATTTTGAAATGGACAAACAACAAAAATGTGTTTACTGCGGTAACTTTGGCCCATTCTCCGAAGAGCATGTATTTCCTGCTGGCATGGGCGGCGATGACAAAAACTATACTCTTATCGATTTAGTATGCGCTAATTGCAATACAAAGTTTTTTTCAAAGCTTGAACTATCACTTATGCGAAGATCACCAACAGCACTTGGTAGAGCATTTATGCAGTCAAGATCAAGAGAGCGAGGTGGACGTACTACCAAACCAACGATTGAAACCAGAAATCGCTACGTTATAGATAAATCCGGAAGACTACTTGAATCTGAAGAAGATAATCATGGAGTAGAAACCATATTGGCCCAGTGCCATATTGAAGGCGAAAAAATATACTATACAGCCCAAGACTCACCGCATCTTCAGAAATTTTATAACGATCTTGAGAGCTTGCTCAATAAGACCACAATTAATATCATCAAAAAAAATGACTCTACTTCTTTTGAGGTTATTGTGTATGAGTGGACGGAAGACAAGTACGAGTTTCTAAAACAGGAGAACTTGGTCAGGCCTCCTGCTACGGGAATATGGATAGATTCCCCGTCAGAAAAAACTCTCAATTTTATGCCTCGATTTTTTCAGAAACTCAAGGGGCAGCTCGTCCTAAAAACGGAAAATGAAGAAAGCCACACTGCTCTTTTAAGAAGCATGCGAAGAACTGTTCCGTCCATTCGACATAAGCTTGCTGATGCCCAAAATAACACCATAAACAACCCATTAGTGCATGTTGAGATGGTTGTGGATATGGCAGAAACCGAGCGAGCGATAGCTAAAATCGGCTTCAATTTCTTCATCCATACATTCGGTGAAGATGCAGCAAGACAAGTGGAATACGATAGTATTAAAGCCTCAATATTGACTGGCGTTCCAGAGTTGCCATATTCTTCGCTTGGCGAAGATTCCAAAGAAGTAATTTCGGACCTGTTCGGTAAGCCTCCAGAGAAATGTCACTGTGTGATGTTGATAGCCGCTCCTTCGGGGCATCACACTAGAGATATCTACTTTTACGCAAAGCTTTACGGGACAGGCGTGCACCAAGTGCTGATATCAAAAAATTCTGAATTTGGCGAGCTGCGAGATCCTATTTACTTCATAATAAATTATGAGACCAACAAAATAGAAAAGCTTTCGATGCTGGAGTACCAGCTAAAGCATGGCACATTGATCGATAGTTTTAATGTAAAGTTGGGGCGACCAACGGCTGACTACCTCCCCAAAGCTAGATAAACTTCGCGACGTGTCTAATACCCGAAACGAAAAACTTTTCACAAAGCCGTCGAGTGGCGGCTTTAGAAGACCTTTAGTTTCACAGGGTGACTTGCTTCAACTTCGCCGCCATTTTCTCTACCTCTACTCCCGAACTGGTAAAAGCGCCCGAGTTACTCGGAACGGGCGTTGGCCCGTGAACATGCTCAGCTAATTGCACGTTCATCCGTTGCACCAGGTCGAGCAAATCACAAAGCACCTGCAGCACGTTTACGCCTTCGGACCCCAACCAGGTCTTAGGCGCCACCAGCCGCTGGCTGACCTCTGCCACACTCCTACGCAGTCCCTGAATCCTTTCCTCCATATCGCCCCCCACCGTGGCGTTGTACTTCTGCCCCACCACCAGGTTCAAGTCGCGCCCGGTCGCTTGGTGCAGATCATCCACCGCCGCCAGGCTGGCAGATCCGCCCGACAGTAGCTTGAGCGCGCCCAGGGCCTCGATCGTCTTGATCCCGCCCACTGACTCGGTTGAATGATCGTCCACCGTCCTGGTGTGGCTCTGGAACCGTTCGGTGTTGCCCATCGCCTCCACTTCCCGCTCGATCGCCTTGTCGCGGATCTTGCCGTCAGTCTGGCGCAGCCAATTGCCATCGGCGTCTACACGCTGCTGACAGGCTTCGCTGTGCTGCCAAACCTGATCACCTTTAGGCACGCTGGGCATGCTCAGACCGTGGGGCAGAATGGTTTGGATATACGGCTTGTGCGGCAGGCCGTAGGCAAAGCCCACCACCACTTGGGTGCCTTCCTCGGGGAACGCATAGATGCCCATTTCCTCGCCACCGGTGGGCAGCGGCAAAGGCACACCGGCCAGGATCGGCAGCGTGGTATCTGGCTCGCCGTCAGGCCCCATCACCTCAATGTCGACCGCATAGCGCGGCCGGAAGTCATCACAGATGCCGGCGCCGACCGGGGCGTCGGCCACGGCCACAACCCGGGCAAAGCGTGGCAGGTGATAACCGCCGGTGAGTTCAGGGAATTGTCGTTCTACGCTGCGGCGGATTGCGTCGTCCATCGGATGGCCATCTGGTTGTCGATGAGCGCCACACTGGTGATGCGCTCGCCGTGGTTGATTGTTGCACCTGGTCGCAGCCCGGGAAGGGCCGCAATCATTGCGCTCTGGTTGCCCTGGTAGTCGTCAAACAGCTCCACCGGCAGCTGCAGCGGCGAGCGAACGCCAAAAAAGCTGTCGGCCCAACTGCCCACGAATACCTCGCCGTCACCCTGCTGCTGCCAGATGAAGTCGGGGATGTTGAAAACCCGGGCTAGGCTGTCCATGGCTTGGTAGCCAGCGGCCAGGCTGTAGAAGAACGGCGCCTTAACGCCGGCGTAGGGCCGGTCCGGGACACGAAAGCGCAACCCGGTGTGCTGACTGATCTCGACCAGGACCGCACGCAGGTCGACGTGGCGCAGGTTCAGCGGTAACGGGTTGGCCAGAATCGCGGCCAGCTCGCGGCAGAACAGCACCTGTTGGGTGCTGCTGGCAGTGGTGGAGCGCTCGACGTAGCCAATGAAGTGGCGCTGCAGCGTGTTGCCGTTGTAACCGATATCGAGCGTGACCAGCCCCTTGACCGGCTTTGTGGCCTGAATGGTGAATGTCGCCCGGCCTGGACTTTTCGCATCCAGCCGCACTTCGTTTTTGACCAAGACGTAGGGCTGGCCGTTGATGGCCAATTCCTTATGCAGCTTCATTGCTTGTCACTCCCACCCAACCAGGTGTCGACCTTTTTCAAGGTCGCTTCAAAACCGGTCAGTTCTTCGGGCCCACCAGGTGAGTCGCTGCCGGCGCCGCCGACCGCACCGACCGCACCGACCGCGCCGCCTGGGCCCGACTGCGCGGTGACCGCGTTGCCCGATCGCCGGCCCTCGACTTTCTCAGGGTTCGACAGTTTTTCAGTCAGGGTGAACTGGATCAGCCAGCCGCGCAGATTGTCGTCTTCCCGGGCGCTGACGCCTTCGGTGAACGTCACCTGGCGCATGCCGAACGCGGCGGCGGTGTCATTGACGATTCGGTAGGTTCTGAGCTGGCCACCGCCTTCGGTGGCTTCCACCAGGCGCATCAGGTCGCGCAGTTGCACCTGGTCAACGAAAGGAATCATCAGGCTGACGGTCAGGGTCTTCGGCTTAAAGCCCTTGTGCCCCTTGTCGGTGTTGCTGGTCTGGCCTGATAAGTCGTCGCTCTCAATGCGCAGATTGCCGGTGACCTTGATGTTTTTCCCGCGTACCTCTTGCCCATCCAGTAACAGCGTCATAGGCCCACCAGCTCGCGAACAAAGCTCAATCCCTGCTTAGATCCCACCAGCAGCGCGCCGGCGCACAGCACCCATTCATGCCCCGGGGGATCGCCGGCCAACAACGCCTTGCGTAGCTCCGTGGCATTACCAGGGCCTATCAAACGGGCGCGCATGCTGCTATCGGGGTTGCCATCAGCCAGCAGGGCTTTGAGGTCGGCCAGTTGCTGATCACGACCCTCTTGTTGAGCGGCTTTGCGGGTAGCAAGGGCGGCAAGGTCAGCCATGGGCGAGCTGTCGGCGGCGTAGCTCTCCAGGACGGCGAGTTGGCCGGCCATGGATTGCTGCGCCGCCTTGACCACCGTGCAGCGCTCCAAGGGCAGCGACTGCCAACGCGGCAAGGTGCCGGCGGCGGGGATCTCCCATTTTTCTGTCTCCAGCTTGGACAGGTGCCGCGCGCGCCGTTCGGCTCGCACCAGGTCGGGCATGGGCAACAAGGCGTTGAACCGTGCCAGGCTCGCGGCCAACTGATCGAAGCGCGTGGACAGGAACATCAGACACAGCGCGAACTGGGGACCGACTGGCCGGCCGGTGTCGCTCACGTCCACCAGTTTGCCGGCCAGCTGCTGCAGCAAGTTCGGTGCAGACAGGAAGCGTTGGTAGCCACGTCCCTGGCCAATGCCACTTTGAAACGGCGTCACCACCAAGCATGCAGGGGCTTCTCCCATCTGATCAGTCAGTGCTGCACGGCCTGCAGCGATCACTCCCTGGGCAGCGTCACCCACGGGCCCGGGACTGGTGGTGGTTTTGCCATTGAGGTCTGCCAGGCGTTTCGCGGTGCTGGCCAGCTCGCCGCTGGCCATCCCTTGGGCCGCTGACAGTTGCCCCATCCATTCGGTGGCTTGGGCAGGCCAGCGCATTGTCACCGGTGACCAGGTCATGTCAGGCATTCGGTAGCACCAGAACAGGCAGTTCGGCCACCAGATCAGAGCTGCTCGGTGTTTTGCGCTTACCCTGCTCGATCGCCGTCAACTGGTCGTAGCAATAGGACCAGCACAACGAGCGCCACGTACGAAACGCTACCCCGTCAGCCTGGAATTTTGGCACTGCAGGTTCATCTGCGTAGCTGATCGCGTCCTTGACGTCGGAGTAACCGGCCTTCTTGGCTGTTTGGTCCAGGAACAGCTGTACGCTGGTTACGTGTCCCGCTCTGACCTGCTCCCAGGTCAGAGGTGGCGGGTCCAGAGCCACGGGGCAGCCTTTCACCGCCTGAATAACTTTACCCAACGCTTGAGCGGCGAACAGCTCCTGGTAGTCGCCCATCGTAATTTCCAGCAGCTCGCCGGCAGGCGGGAGGTTGCACGCAGGATTGGGGATTTCTACCAGGGGCGGCGTGGCCTTTGGGTCTTTAACCTTGATGGTCGGCGCCTTTTCAGTCGAGCCCTCGGGCGCCATCCAGTTGGGGTCAGGAATGCTGATCGTGGGGTGTTTCCACTTTGGGTCAGCTACCAGCAAGGTGCGCTCGCCATGGGCGCGGGTGTCGTAGAAGCCAGCGGTAGGTGCATGAAAATAGAGAGTCATAATTAGTAGCCGGTGGCCTCCCAATAAATTTCATCTGGCGAATTGAATGGGCCAGAAATCACGGAAAACTGGGTGTTGCTGACGATCAGGGTGTTGGTACCGGTCAACACGTCGTCGTAGAAGACGCTGGTCCGAGACGCTACGAGAGACACACAGCGGTTGGGAAAAGCGATCGGAAAACTACGATGTGTCACCTTGTCCGAAGCCCCAAGGGTTAAGCCCCACTGGCGAATCAGCCCGGTCTGTGCGCACTTCCACCAACCGTTTGGGCTCAGGGAGGCGGTGTTTTTCAAGACAGCACCTGGCACATCGGCGGTCGCTTGGGGCAAATTGGTAAGCCGGCTTCCATCACCGCTGTAGGTGCCGACGATATTCAGGTTTCCACCCTCGCTGATGGTCAGCGCGTTGTTGGTATTTCCTACATGAAACACAACGTTGGCAGGCGTGTTTGAACCGCCGCCGGACCAAACGTCCATGGATGCCAGATGACGTTCGGCCCAGTTGGTAGCCTTCCAAATCAAATATGCGCTGCCATTGTTGGTGCTATTGATTTGCATAGCGGGCTCTCGGGCACGCCAGTCAACGAACCCGCCGGCCATTGAGGGAAAGTCATAGGTAACCGTTCCCGTCAAAAGCCCGCCACTGAGCGGTAATTTTGAGTTGTCAGCGATCGCGATGTTGGCGGTCCCATCGAACGCTACGCCGTTGATGAGACGAGGCGATGCCAGCTTTGTCGCTGTGGCGGCATTGCCCGACACAGCAATGTCATAGGTGCCACTCAAACGAGCCTTGGGCAGCGTGCCGAGTGTCAGCGCGTTGGCATTCAAGCCCGTCAGTTGCCCGCCATCACCAAAATACGACCCCTTGATGCTCAGGTGTCCAGAGCCGTCCAATATAAAGGCGGCGACAGTTCCCCCCACATGCATGACCACCGAAGGCACAGAATTGGACGTACCACCGGCGTAGACCTCCATGGCAGCCAAGTGCCGCTCGCTCCAATTGGTACCCTTCCATACGGAATACGCGGCGCCGTTAGCGGGACAATCAATCTGTATGGCTGTTTGGCGCTCCTGCCAACTGACAAAAGAGCCGCCAATCATTGGCACGTTGAACCGTACGCCGCCGGTCAGCATGCCGCCGCTAAGTGGCAACTTAGAGCCGTCACCGATCGCGATGTTTTGAGTACCGTCAAACGGCACACCGTTGATCAAACGCGGCGTTTCCAATCGTGTGGCCGAACCAGCGTTACCAGTCACTTGGATATCGTAGGCACCATACAATCTCGCTCGGGGAACGCTACCTGCAGTGAGGGCATTAGCGTTGAGATTGACCAGTCCTCCGCCGTTACCATGAAGCAAACCCGTGATTGCCACGCCATCGACAGATACCCGAACGCCGTTACCTGTCGCATAACCATCGGCTCCCAACCCCATGAACAGCGTTTGAAAGCCAGCGGACGTGCCAAACCCGCCAATGCTGCCGACGGCCTTCCCACCAGACGTAAACAACAGCCCACGCGCCCAGCCGCTTCCGAAGTAATTTTCAGCGGCAAATTCCACATCGCCAATCATCGTGCCACCAGTCAGCGGCAGCTTGGTGGCGTCACGGACGGTAATGTCTTGCGTGCCATCGAAGGCCACACCGTTGATAGAGCGGGCATTGGCCAGCTTTGTGGCAGACCCCGACCGCAAGTCAGGGTAATGACCCACCTTGGCGGCGAAGTGATCCACCAGCGGGCCATCGATTGGGGCGACTGTTCGCAGATCGTTGATCTGGTTGGCGCTTACCAGGTGCGCCAGAGGAATGCAGTAGTGCCAGCGGCCGTCGCTGTCCAGGAAGTCGACCTGGTTAGGGTCAAATACCACTTTCCAGCTGGCCAGCACGTCGTTCAGCTCACGGCGCAGCGTGACATGCAGCCACACCGGTGCCGGCACCGCCGGCGGCGCGATCGGCAAGGCGCTGGCCAGCTCAACGCGGATACCCTCGATGTACGCCAGTCCTGGTTTGAGCTGGTATCCGGCCGCGACCTTTTCCACCTGCAGGCCGCTACGATAGAAGCACGCCCGGCCAAACATGTCGCGGTTGCTCAGGCGCTCGCGCTCATCAATACCTTTGAGGCGCACGGTAAAGTCATGTTGCCAGGTGCTGGCATCAATCGTGATGCCGGTCAGTGCCTGGGCACCGTCGAACATCACCAGGATGTTACGGGTCACGTTGTTGCCGATCTGCTGCGGCGGGATATTCTTGCGCTTCTGCTGCAGTGGTACATAAGCCACGGCCAGCAACACGTTCTCGGCGGTTTCAAGGCCGATCCAGTTCCAGTCAAAGTCCCCGATATCGCTGCCCAGCATTGAGCTGTACACCACCTGGTTGGGGTTCACGAAGCCGATGTTCTGCGCTGGGATCGTGTAGGTGTGGACGATCTGCGCCGCCGGCGGCTTCGGCGCGGCACGATTGACCGGGCTGTTCGGGTTTAGCCCGGGCACGTTGGCAAAGATAAAGCGCACAACATCGAGACGCTGTTGCGCACCCAGTTTTTGGGAAATCAGGCTTTCACCTGCAAGGGTAATACTGGCTCCCACAAGAGGCTCCTACAGGCTGGCAATCAGCGTTTGCTGATCGTCGTTAAAGTCAGCCGCGACGAGGCGCAGCGATACGGGGGTGAGGGTCACGAAGTCATAGCGCCGGCAGGTGCGGCCGTATTGCTGAATCAGCACGCGCAACAGCTCCGGGTTCTGCGATAACTGGGAGTCGGAAAGGCGCAACATCACCACGTCCCAGTCCCGATCGGGCATACGCTCGTCAATCTCGACATAGCCCACGCCCAGGCGCTGCAGGATGCGTTTGAGCCCAGCCGTGCTGCCGGCGTCGACCGCGTTGATGAAGGCGAACTTGACGCGCAGGCGGTACAGGCTTTCCGGCTCATCCTTGAAGCGACTGATATCGCGCTGCCAAGCCAGCAGGTCCAGGACGGTCAGGTGGCAGGTGTCTGCATCCATCTGCAGCAGCGGCCATTGCAGCCAGCCTTCGACCTTTTCCCACCAGGACTGCGCAGCAGCTTTCAACTTGGCCAACTGCGGGCCATCGAGCCAGAACGGCAAATTGAGTTTGATCATGCCGGCACCACCTGCAGGCTTTTGATCCTGGGAATGCTCAGCTCTGACACGATGTCGGCATTGTCGAAATGCAGTGACTCAATGCCGGCGAACTGCTGGTGTAGCTCTTCGCCCAGGCGGCTAAACGAGAACCGCGATTGGGGATAGGTCAGTGTCGGCTGATAGTCGCCGGTGCCGCTCTCGCGGAACGCTGCACGAATGAACTGTTCCACTTCCGCCTGCAGCTTGGTGCGCTGCTCGACGGTCAAGAGTGGCCGTGGCCACAGGGTCAGGCTCAGCGCGTGCTGGGTTTCTGGCATGACCATCACCAGCAGGTCATCACCGTGGCCATGATTGCCCTGGTCGCGAATATGCGCGTTGATTTGCTCCAGGTACGTCGCGGCCGGCACGTCAGCATCAAACAACACGTAGGCATTGGCGCTGCCCGGACCACGTGGGGCCCCATGCAGGAAATACACGCCGTCCGGCCGCACACCTGGGAAAGCGGAAATCATGGCGCGGTATACCGAGTCGGTGTGCCACTGGTTGACCGCCGAGAATTGGTTGCGCGTACGCAAACGCAACTGATCGTCCGGCTCAGGATCTGCACCTGGTGCAATCAACCAGCCGTCCGCGTTGACCACTTGAACGATGCCGGCAATGGGCACGGGAAGGATCGCGTAGTAACCCGGGGCCAGGTTGTAGCCGCTGCCCACGTCCTCGGCTTCTATAGGGACTTCCAGCTGCAGCACGCCGTCCGCAAAGGTCACGGCCTGGGTAGTGATCAACTGGTAGATATGCCCGTTGATCGCCGCGGACTGCACCCTCAGGCCGGCGGGCAATTCCAAAGCACCGCCCGGTACATCGCGGGTAAACAGCAGCACGCCTTTGGCCTTGGTTGCGCCTTTACGCTCGACGTTGACCGCCCAGGCCAGCATGTCCAACCACTTGCCAACGGCGGTTTTCACAAAGAAGTTGGGCAGGATCGTGCCGCTGACAAAGTTGATCAGCCACAGCACCGGCTTGGTCACCAGGGCGGTAATCACCCGCCAAAAGGGAGAATAGGCGCTGGTGTTGCTCATCTTGCTGCCCTGGGCCGCGACTTCCTTTTCCCAAGCCTGGCGTAAGCCTTCCTCGGTGACCGGGATGCCGCCATCTGCCAGGGCCTGCTTAAAATCTACGTCGCTCACAGGGTCACCTCGATATCGCCAAATTTCAGCGTTTTCGCCGTAACCAGGTACTGGCCAGACTCCACTTGTTTAATCAGCGCCGTGCCCGGTACCAGGCGCTCGTCGGCCTCTACCAGCAGCTCTAATTGCTGGATGCAGTCGCGCTGACGCAGGCGACTGCGCTCGGCCACCAACGTCACCAGCAAACCGCTCTCGCGGATCATGTGCGCGATGTCCTGGGCGATGCTGGCCCGGTCCTCGATCAGCAGCGGCTGACGCGAAGGGTCCAGCATCAGATCGTTGTCCATGATCATGAGATCGATGTATTCGCTCATCCACCCACCGCCATGGCCAACATGCCTTCCAGCTCCAGCGGGTTCATCGGTTTGCCGGTGTGAATGTTGACGTTCTCCACATGCGTGCCCTTGTTTTGGGTTTGGTTGTTGTTCTGGATGCTGGCCAGGAAGCCGCCCCGCGGCACAGCGTCCGGCCGTTTGGGTGAAAGGTTGGTCACCGCGCTATTGATACGCTGCTGGCTTTGTTCGGCCTTCTCGGTCGGCTTCGACGCCGTGACCAGGGCCGGCGGCTGTACAGGCTGCGGGACGTTGAGCTGCGGCCCGATCGGCGCCGGCGTTTTCAATGCCGGCGCGGTCACCAGTGCCGGCACCGTGCGTGGGACTTCGGGAGCGCTCAGCGGCTGGGCGATCGGCGCGGGGGCTTTTGGCACCGGTGCGAGCACCAGGGCGGGGGCTTGGGCTTGGGCTTGCGGTTGCAGTGCGTTGAGTGTTGGCATGGCCGGCGCCGGTGCTTTCGGCGTAGCAGCCATGACGAGGGGCGGCGCCTGGATGGCTTGCTGGGGAGCGCTCACCAACTGCGGCAGCAACGGTGCCTCGACCTGGGGCGCGCTGATGGTCGGTAATTCCGGCGTTGCCGGCATGTCACCAAACGCCGCCTCAATGTTCACACCGGGGATCTTGTTCAGCATCTCGATCAAGCCATTGATGGCCGATTTAAAGATGTTGACGATCCCGTCCCACGCGGCGCTGGCCATTCCCGACCAGCCGCCCATCGAATCGAACCAGTCAGACAGCGCGGTCAGTTGCCCGCTGACCCACTGGAACGCCTCGCTATTGAGTAGTGCGCTGGTCCAATCGTCCCAGTAGATGATCGCTGCTGCCACGGCGGCAACCAGGGCAATAATGCCGACCACAATCCAAGTCACCGGGTTGGCCAACAATGCGGTGTTAACCAGCCAGATCGCGCCCTGCCACAGCAACATCGCGCCTTTAACCAGGCCCATCCAGGCGACCATCAGCACCAGGCCGGCCACGAACCCGACCACCATCACGGTGTGGTAGAGGAACATCGCGATACTGCGATAACCCGACCAGGTGAGCGCGTTCCATACGACGACGGCACCCAACCAAGCCATCTTCGACAGACCCACTGTCAGCGTGAGTAGCGACATAGCGGCGGTGACGGCCAGAAACGACAGAGTGACGATCCCTATCAGGCGTGTGATGTTGGGGAACAGTTGGGTCCAACGGGTCAGCGTGCTGGCAATGCCCACCAGGCGATCCATTAACGGTGTCAGGATGGGAATCAACGACTGGCCAAAGGCAATGCGCAGGGCCTGCACGGCGGCGCTGAACTGCTGCCACGGATCCACCATGTTTTTGGCCATACGCTCGGCATTTTCTAGGCCGCGCACATTGCCCAGCTGTTCCATACCGTTCTTCAACCGCTCGGTGTCGCCCATCAAAGTAGTGATCAACCGCGCCGCTTCTCCGCCAAAGGCGTCACGCAGCTTCTTGCCGTTGGCTTCGATTGTCAGATCCCCGAACTTGCCTTTGAGCTTGTCCAGGACGTCCATGATCGGCAGTAACTTGCCCTTTTGGTCCACAAAGGACATGCCCAGCTTTTCCGATGCACCGCTGACGTTCTCAAAGAACGATTTGTAGAGCCCGCCCGCCTCCCCGCCGTCCATGGTGTTACCAAGGGCGCCCAGCACGGCCATTTGTTCGGCCAGGCTCACACCGGCGGTGCTGGCCAAGCCGCCTGCAGCTTTGAACGCCTCGCCAATCTGCTCGCCACTGGTGCGAAACAGCTGCACAGCCGTGGCCGTTTGGCCTGTCAGGGTTTCGACCCACTGGCCTTTGCCCATGGCGTCAGCTTGGCCCTTGAACAGGTTGTACATGGTGCCAACGTAGGTGCCCATGGTGCCGGCGTCGGACTTGGTGGCCTTGGCCAACAGGTTGCTGGCATTGGTGAAGGTGGCCAGCTGACTGCCCGTCAGCCCCTTGATAGCACCCTCGATGTGATACGCCGAGGCAACAAAGTCCTTAGCGTTCTCGCCGTAGGCCACGGAAAACTCCAGGGACTTGCGATTCAGTGCATTCAGCGCGTCTTCGGCCACGTTCAGCGATCGGACTTCGCCCAGGGCGCGGTTCATCTCCAGCGCCGGCTCCATTGATTGAGTGATACCGACATACGCGCCCGTAATGCCCGCCAGGCCGAACCCCATGGTCTTAATGTGCTTTTCGCTCTGTTCAGCCAGGTCAGAAAAGCCCATTTTTACCTTGCCCATAGGGGCGGTGACCTTATCGGTCAGGCTCAAAATGAAGGCCAGGCGGGCACTTTTGTCAGCCATCAATGTTCATCCGTTCAGTGCGTAGGCGATGCCGTTGGCAATGGCGATTTCCATACGGCGCCAGTGCTCGTCCTCCAACCACTTGGCCGTGCCCATCACCTCGGCGGTGGGCTCGGCACCAGGTAGCCAGCGGCTGGCCAAGGCCACCAGTTGGCCAAGGCCGTTTTCGGTCAGTCGTTCGGCGTGGTCGAGGGCTTTTTTACGGTGATTTCGACGTCCGGGCCGTACTCTTCCAGCAGCGCACCTGCCAGTTGCATGACCAGCACTGGGTTGCCCAACTGGGCCTTAAGCGTGGCGCGTTGTTCCTGCTTGACGGTGGTCACCAGAAGGTTGTTGGCCGGCGACACCTTGTTGGCCTGGGTCACGGCGTTGAAGTACTTGGTCACGTCTTGCGGGGTCAGTGCGAAGGTGAATTCGTTATCGCCTACTTCCAGGGTGATATCTCGTGTATCGGTCATGGTGTTTCTCCGTTCAGGGTTCAAAGTGGGATGAATCAGCGCAGGCAAACGCGGCGTACGTGGTCCTGCAGGCCCAGGATCATTTGCCGACTGAGGGCAAGCTGATCTCTGAGGGTGAAATAATCCTGTCGAGCGTCTGCTGTGAGTTCGGCGGTGCCTGCATCAGCCACGCCGCCGGTGCCGGCCGCTGGGTTGGCTGGGGCGCTGCAGGTGGCGTTGAGGTGCAGCCGCCTAAGGCCAGCGTCAACAGCACGGCGCAAGCCTTGGTTCTCGATGCGTTCATCGTTGAGTTCCTGGGTTCGTTGAAGATCGATGGCGTCACGCTCGGCCAGCATCTCGCCGCTGATACGCGCCGCTTCACGCAGGCCGCTGGCTTCGAATAGCGCGGCGTCACGCTCGGTACGTGCGGTGTCGCGCTGCTGCAGCAGGTCGAAGCCGAAAAAGGCCACCAGGCACAGCACCAGGACAAAAATGCCTTCTCGCATCACAGGCCCGCCTCACACAGCGCGGCTTCTGCCAGGCGACGAGCGTGCAGCCCCGGGACAAACACCTTCTTGCCCTGGGCGGTAGTGACGAAGGCCCATACAGGCGTCTTGCCATCCGGCGCCCAGGCCAGGGCCTGGCAGCCGTCTGTGATGTGGCCGGCATTGATCAGGCCCACTGCGCGACTCGCGCAGGTGCTGGGCATGCCGAAGTTGTGGCCATGGCTGCTCAGGGCGTCGAAGGTGTTCTGGCCCACGTCCTGGTTGGTGATGCAGTCGGCCAGCTGCAGTTGGCCTTTGCTGATCACCAGCTGCTCCACCTCGTTGCAGCGGGCGTCTGACCAGTAGTCCCCTACAACCACCGGGTAGGGGCTGGAATGGCGGGTGATGCCCTTGCACACGGTTGGCAACCCACGGGCCAGCTTGTCGGCGTAGACGGTGTTCTGGCCGTTGCCTTCCCAGGTGCCCAGGAACACCACCAGCGTGGAGCTGCAGAGCGCGATAGCGCCGGCAGCAATCTTGCCGCGCAGGCTCATGGCTTCACCTTCCAGTCGCGCAACATCTGGCGATACTTGGGCACCAACAGCAGGATCTGCAGCACCATGTAGAGGGCTGTCAGCATGTAGGCGACAGCCGACCAGTCGACGGCGCCTGTCGCTCCAGTGGCCGCTACACCGATCGCAGGCGACGCCTTTGCAAGTGCGATGGCGGTGTCCTGGGCCGCCTGATTCGTGCTCATCGCTGCATTCCTTTTTCGAAAAAAGACTGGCACGGGACGCAACGGGTCTTGCCGCCCAGCGCCTGGCGCGCAGCGGGAATCTCGTTATCACAGTCCTGGCAGTGGGTAAGGCTTGGGCCCGCTGACTCACGCCGGGCCTGGGCCAACTGGGCGTTGATAGCCTGGTCCCGCTGACGTTGTTCCAAGGCTTGGGCGCGATCGAACGGGCAAACCATCAGCTGATACCCTCGATCTCGGTGGCATCCAGGTAAGGCACGCCATTGATGCGGATAAAGTCCGGGCTGGTGACCTCGAAAGGCACCTTGTGCTTGGTCTTCTCGCCGCCCTTGGGATCGATACTCAGCAGGCTGGACACCTTCAACTTGCAGCCGAAGGCTTCAATGCGCAGCTCGTCGTCGCCAGCCTTGGCGAAGAACACTACGTCGAATGCCGCCAGCTTGCGAAAGCTACCGGCAGTTCGCGCCGCCTCAACGACCAGGTTGAAGTTGGTGGCGTCCAACTCCATTTCACCGGCGCCGGCCACATCGCCGTCGACGTAACCGTCAGGCACGCCCCGGGTTTGCGCGGTCTTGCTGTTGTCGGTGATATCCAGGGTGCAGCTCTCGACGTGGACCTGCAGGTCGCCCAGGTTCACGTCAAAGTTCTTGCCGCCAATACGTGACATGGGGGGTTACTCCGAAGCGTCGTTGGAAAGGTCCAGGGCGATGTTCGCCGTGAGGTCTTTCGGGCAGTTGTGGGGCTTGAGCTTGATGTACGCCTCAACGGCGGTTTTGCTCTTCCAGACCAGGACGATGTCGCCGTCCTTGGGCGTTTCGATCTCGCCCGGGAATACCTCGCCGGCGAACTTGACCGACTTGGCCATGCGGCGCAGGGGCGCCATCAGCGCATTGGTGTTTACAGCCATGCTGTTGGGGGTGCTGTTCAAGCGGCGATCGGCCACGCGGCGGATCAACAATGGCCGCACCTGGCGCGCTGCCTTGTCGGCAAGGCGTAGGTATTCAATGACCTGGTAGTCGCTACCTGGTGCATCCAGCATGTTGCCGTCGCCCCAGTACACGCCCGGGTAATCGGAATAGGTCTGCGAAACCGAGAAGCGTGCCTTGTCCAATTCCGAGCGGATCGAGGACGGCAACGGCACACCTTCGGAGTCGACAGGTACGGGGCCAAGTCCCAGCAGCGCACCGGTGGCCACACGCATGGGGCTGTCAGCGATGCTGACCGCCGCGTTGGCCAGCCTTCCGCCCAGCACGCCCAGGTCGTTACCGTGCAACTGCGGCACCACCAGGACACGCGGCGCGGATACGCCGGCGGTGATCGCTTTTTGGGCCACCAGGTACTCGGCCCAGCTTTGGAACGGACTCAGCGACAGGCCGGCCGTGGCGGCCATGACAAAGGCGCGGCGGCCGTAGGTGTCATTCATCGACACGGCCGCGTCGTGCATGGCCGACAGTTCAGCACCGGTGGCCACCGGTTTGGTGATCACCACCGCCTCGACGGAAAAGCCCTGCTGCTGGGACATTTCCAGCGCTTTGCTCCAGTCGCCATCCGCCGCGATCGGCGCCGCAAGGCACGCCCAGCGATCACCACCGTTCAAGCGCGCTGCAGTGATCTGAGTTTTCAGGTCGCTGACGGTGACGCCCAGTTGGGCGTCCAGATCGCTGTCGGTGTTGAGGGCGATCAATTTGCCGGTGTTTTTCGGGCCGGGACCGATGAAGAGAAAATAGCGCTCGATCTCAGTCACGGCGCCTTGGCCCAGATTGAGATTGTTAACGCTGACTTTGCCAAGTGCCATGCTGTGCCTCGTTAGCGGGGTGAGTTAAGGATTTGTTGGAACACCTGGTTAATCAGGTCGCGGGTTTCGTTGCCGCTTTCTACGCCGAGGAATTGGCGTTTAGGCAGGGTGATGTCCCAGCTCTGTGCGCCGGTCGTCTCCGTGCGTTCGTCGTTCAAAATGCGGATCAGCAAGCCGGCCTTGGCGTAGTTCACATGCTCTTGAATCCATGCCACTGACGGCCTGGTCAGCGCTCTTTTGCCTTTTTGCCGGATACGGAAACCCAGCCGGCGTAGGCGCTTGGCCTGCTTGTCGGTGCATGCAATACCTGGCGGGACTTTGTTCCAGCGCCGCATCTGCGCAGCGGTACGTCGCTCGCTGACGCCGTTGTGCTGCTGGGCAGCGACCCAACGGGTCAGGGCGTTTTTCCAACCCAATTCAGCTTCATCCGAACTGACGCGGGTCACCTGCAGCAGCTTGGCCAGGCCGGCTTCCATCTTCTTTTTGCCCTTGGCGCTGCCCTTGCGCTCAGCGAAGGGGGTGCCGTCGGTGTTCCGCTGCTCACGTACGCGTTTGCGGCTCATCGTCCGCACACGTGTGGTCACTCTGTTCAGCAACCGCCGGCGCAGTTGGGGCGGTAGCTCAAGCAACGCCAACTGGGCATCGACATCGAGCAAGCCCCGGATATCGAGGTCGAGCGGGTTAGCGGCCATTGCTGCCCACCTCGCCATGCTCGGCAACCCACAAATCGAAAGGGACGAACGCCCAGGTCTTGCCGAACGCCTCTATCTCGCCGCCTGGGTCTTCGGCCAGGTATTGCGGCTCGACGAATTCAAGCGACAGCTCCACGTCGAAGCTGTCCTGGTCGAGCGGATCTACGGTAAACAGCGGCTCCGGCAGCTCGTGGCGATCGCGGTTGGTGTCGTGGGTCTCCAACCAACTGCCCACCAGGGCCATCAGTCGCGCCGGGTGGTCGGTGAAACGCTCCAGGGAGAGCACAGCGCGGTAGCGCATATCGGCCATATGTAGGCCGTCGCGGTCGGGCTTCCAAATCAGTTGAAGGCTGACCTGCTCGGTCCAGCTGTCGAACTGCTCAGGCGCCACCAGGTTGCGGGCCATCAGGTAGGCGGTCAGCGCCTGCAGCTGGATCATTGCAGCGACGCCGTGATGCGGCCACGGCCCTGCAAAGCACGGACGGCCTGTTGGCTGAAAGCCAGGAAAGTTTCGGCGCGCTCGGGCGCGTCCTTGCCGGTGTTTTCGGCGCTCTCGCGACGGGTAACAGTGGCGAACTGGGGCAGCGAATTACCCTTGGCTCGGCTGTAAACAGCGCGTTTGTAGAGCGTGATTTTATGGGAGTAGGCCCATTCGGCCGGGGTGGCCAAGCCTGCCGCTGCCTGCAGGTTCGATACACCTGCCTCCTGCAGCTTGATCTTCACACGGGCCAGGTCGATGTTCACATCGAACATGGCGCTTATCAGTGTGTCGGCCAGCAGCTCCACCAGGTACTCCGCCGGCAGGCGTTGCTCCTTTTGAAACTCAGACAGAGAGAGGTCAGGCCAGAAGCCGTCATTCTCGATCGTCAGTTCCACAAAGGTGGTGGGTTTCCCGGAAAAGCTCATTGCTGGCCGCTCAAATAGGGCGGGAAGCCTGTTTTCAGTGGGACGATCCATAAATGGGCGGCTCACTTCCACAGGTTCCCGCTGGGGGGGGTAGTCGGTTATTCGGAAGCCGCGTTCGCAGCCGCTTGTTTTGCCAGGGCCTTGCGGACCTTATCGATGCGCGTGTCATTGCCGGCTTTCGGATACAGCTCTGTGGAGCGCTCCAAATGCTTGAGCGCGGTTCCCCACTGCTCAGCCTCCATGGCGCGCATGCCGATCAACTTGTGGTACTTGCTGGGGATCTGCTCCGTCAGTTGCCATTGGCCATCTACACGGGGCAGCAGGTCGGACAAATACGGCTCAGGACTGCGGCCGGCGTTGTACTCGGCATAAGCCCACTCGCACACGGCGTCGGCCACAAAGGTCTGGATGTCGCGGCGCTTGAAGCGCTCCGGCATCTGCTGGCCCTGCTCCATCAGGAAGTCGGCCAGCTCCAGGGCGTCTTCGAACTGGACGGTATCGAACAGCCAGACCATGACCTGCACAGCAACGCGGTTGGGGAAGTTCAGGCCCGAATCGCAGTAGCGCTGCACGTATTCCTGATATTTGGGCAGCAGCTCGTCGCGCTTGAGAGCCTGACGTCCTGCCAAGCCATTGATGGCGCTGATTCGCTCCAAGTCCTGGTCCAACGCCGCTTCCTGCAACAGCAAGTGCTTGCGGGCATTCGCGGGGCTACTCAGAGCCTCGGCCGGGGAGTACGGCAGGGATGCAGCAGATGCCGCCGCCACTACCGCTGCACCACCCAGCGCCAAGGTACGGCGCTTATGCGCGAGGGCCAGGCTCACTTCACCAGCTCCACATTTTCAGTCATGGCGAACTTTTCCAGCTGCTCGATCACGTAACCTTCGTTGCGGCTGTTGTAGTCCTCAACACGGGAGCGCTTCGGGTTGTCGATGGTCTGTTTGCGCCAGCTGGAGTCCTGGTAGTAGATCGACAGGTTGTCGAAGCTGGTAACCACCACGCCGTTGACTGGGAAGAAAGGCACGCTGAACGCTGGCAGGCCACCGTAGGTCGCGATCACCTGGGCGTCTTCGATACGCTCTTTCTCGGTCGGCACGTCGCCCTGCTTCGCGTACAGCTTCGCTTTGTCAGCGGCCAACAGGTCGGTGCCGATGATTGCGATCAGGTCGCCGGCATCACGCAGGCGTTCGTCTACCAGTTGCTTGGTGTCGTGCACTAGGGCATCAAGATTGGCGTAGTCGCCGCCGGCACCGAGGGTGACTTTGCCGGCAACCTTGCCTTCCTTGAGTACCTGGGCCGGGATCTGCTCACGCGCCTGTTGCAGCCAGCCCTTGTTCACGTCCTGCAGCATTGGGTACTTGGTGATGTCGGTCTGCTGGGCAGCGTGGGTGCCGTGGAAACCCACCATGATGCGGTCCAGGGCGATCTGCTTTTGAACGGCTGCCGAATAGCGCTGATGGAAGTCCGGGAACTTGGCCCAGGCATCGATCTTGGCGTATGGCATGCCTACATCGGATTCGGTCGACGACAGTTCGTAGGTCGACTGATCCAGCGCGGAGGCGTCTTTGGCTTCACGATCGGTGGTTTTGGTGTTGGTTCGGCCGGTGACTGGACCCGACACGCCAATGAAGACTTTCTGGCCCTTGATCTCGCTGACCGGAATGATGTTGATCCGCTCCAGGAAATCGGCCTTCGCGGTAATCGCGTCGTTCAGTTCCTGGGCAATGGTCGGATCGACGCTAAAGTGCTTGCTGGCCAGCTCCACGCCATAGCTTTCGGCGATGGCCAGTTGCAGTTCGGCGTACATCTTGGCGCCGTAGGCGCTCAGTGAATGGGCCATGTCAGAGTACCCGCTTCTTGTCAGGGGCTACTGGGCCGGTATTGCGCGGAAGGTGGCGACCGGCCGATTTGTTTTGCAGCGCGCTGAATTGCTTCTGCAGATCCGTCAGTGCCGCGAGAACGGCCTTGTTTGAACCACCATTACGGCGGAACTCACGTTCTTCCTCGGCTGTAGTGACGATGTCGTCTACGGCCGCGCTCACATCGTCGATGGGTGCCTGGTCGGGTTCTGGTGCATCTGCGGCGGCGGGTTCAATCACAGCCTGAATGCCGGCAGCGACGACAAGCAGCTGCTCCAGCAGGGCTTTGAGGGCCGTTGCGGTAGCTTCATCCATTGGGGGTTTGCTCTCTGTTTGGGGTGGAGTGGTTTCGGCGGGTAACGCATCAGCGGCGAAACGCTTGAAGAAGCTGGTCAAGGCATGAATCAGCCCCGTTTCGGCGGTGCTGGGGCTGTCGTCCTGCAGGCGGCCGAGTTCGACCGAGGCGGCGTAGTAGGAGGCGCGGTTGTTCTTGTGCGAAAAGTAGAGTTCCTGGGTGCCCACGCTGGCGGGCTGGTCGGTAACGCCCAAACCAGTCAGGTAGGCTTTGCCACTGCCACGGAAGTCGGGGGTGATTTCGATGCTGCTGAACAACTTCTGGCCCTGATCATTCAGGTACAGCAAGCGATCGTTGGGTTTCAGTTGGGCTTCCAGCGCCACTTCGCCCTGCTCCAGGTCTTCGGCTTCTTCAACCAGGCGTACGGCGTAGACGGTGCCGTGGGAACCTGGCCAGCGCTCGTGATCGCACCAGATCACCGCCGTGTAAAAAGACGGCTTGTAGGTTTCAGCGATATCGCGCAGTTCCTGGGGAAGGATCACGCGCCCATCAACGGTGGCTCCGCTGGTGGCGACACGTTTCCAGAACGAAACAAGGGAACGGGGCATGGGTTTGACTGCGCTCAATCACTGAATGAGCCGCCACGATAGGGAGCCGCCAAGCCCCAAACAAACGGTTCACATGCGCGCTTCTCCTATATTCGAGATATAGGTGGATCACGGAATTTAACCACGCGTTCCAAGCGTTTTCGCCGCATAGACTGCGGCCCATGTACTACTCAACCGAAGTTAAAGAAGCCGCCAAACGCCTGTTTCTGCGCCGCTGTAAGGCCAAGGAAATTCAGGCGCAGCTCAACCTGCCGAACATCCGCATCGTGTACTACTGGATACGCCAGGGCGGATGGGAAGACATGTTGTCGGACGAGGAACCGCTGACTGCTGTCGGCCGGCGAATCACCCTGCTCCTGGACAAAGCCAGCAGCCTGACCAAGGACGAACTCAACGAGCTGGACCGGCTGACGACTGTGCGCGAACGCCTGTTAAAGCAAGCGATCAAACCGTCGCCGGCCATTGCCGGAGAATCAGCCGGCGAGCCCCAGGAGCGCCGCCAGGGCGGGCGCAGCGAACGTTCGGGCCGTGGGGAAAGCGGAGGCAAGAAACGCGAGAAGAAAGCCAAGAACGACATCAGCGGGCTAACCGAAGTCGACTTCCTGGATAAGTTCATCAGCAAGATGTACCGCTATCAGCAAGAGTTATTCGCGGCCAAGCAAAACCCGCTGACGTGCCGAATCCGCAACATCCTGAAAAGCCGCCAGGTGGGCCTGACGTACTACTTCGCCGGCGAAGCGTTCATGGATGCGGTGCTGACTGGCGACAACCAGGTGTTCCTGTCCGCCAGTCGCTCGCAGTCGGAGATTTTCCGCAGCTACATCATCCAGTTTGCGAAGCAGTGGTTCGACATCGAGCTGACCGGCAACCCGATCACGCTCAGCAACGGCGCCGAGCTGCGCTTTCTCAGCACCAACAGCAGCACCGCTCAGGGCTACCACGGCCACGTCTATGTCGATGAGTACTTCTGGATACGTGACTTCGAAAAACTCAGCACCGTGGCCAGCGCCATGGGCACCCATAAGAAGTGGCGCAAAACCTACTTCTCGACGCCCAGCGCGGTGTCACACCAGGCGTACCCGTTCTGGTCGGGCGAGGAATTCCGCAACAGCAAACGCGGCAAGAAAGCCGGCGGCGTTTGGCCTACCGAGGCGTCCTACACCCAGGGCGCGCTATGCCCCGACGGTCAATGGCGCAAGACAATCACCCTGGACGACGCCATCGCCGGCGGCTGCGATCTGTTCGACCTGGAACAGCTGCAACTGGAGTACGACGAAGACAAATTCCAGCAGCTGTTCTACTGCAAGTTCATCGACAGCAGCCAGAGCGCGTTCGGCCTCAAGGATCTGGAGCGGTGCTATTCCGACCTGTCATTGTGGGAGGATTACAACCCGGAACTGGATCGACCGTTCGGCAACAGTCCGGTATGGCTTGGCTACGATCCGAGCCGTACCCGCGACGACGCCACCTGTGTGGTGGTCGCCCCGCCACTAGAACCCGGGGCGAAATTCCGCATCCTGGAGAAGCACAGCTGGCGTGGGCATTCGTTCACCTTCCAAGCAGCCCAGGTCAAAAAGCTTACCGAACGATTCAACGTGCAACATATCGGCATCGATATTACCGGTGTGGGCTATGGCGTATTCGACCTGGTGCGCGACTTCTACGCGAAAGCCACGCCGATCCATTACAGCCTGGAGACCAAAAACACATTGGTGCTCAAGGCCCAGGACACGATCCAGGGCAGTCGCATCGAGTGGGACGCCGGCTGGACCGATATCGCCCAGGCATTCCTGACCATCAAGCGCGGCACCACTACCAGCGGCCAGGTGACTTACAGCGCTTCGCGCACCGATGCCACCGGCCACGCCGACATCGCCTGGGCGGTCATGCACGCCCTGGCCAATGAACCCCTCAACACCAACAAGCGGCGCCGTAGCCGCTACGTCACGAGCGGAAACAATGCCCAAGCCACGACACAGAAAGCCCCAAGCCAACCAGCAGGCGCGACAGCAGCAGCCCATGCGAGCGTTCACCTTCGGGGAGCCGGAACAGGTGCTGTCCGGCAACATCGGCGAGTACCTGGGGGTATTTCTCAGCGACGACGGCGAAATCTACAAGCCTCCAGTGTCGCGGGCGGGCCTGGCCAAGTTGTTACGCGCCAACGCGCACCACGGCGCTATTCCCAAGTTCAAACGCAACCTGCTGTTGCGTGAGTTCATTCCGTCCGAAGGCTGCAGCACGCAGACAATGGGCCGGGCGAGTCTGGATTACATGGTGTTTGGCGAGGCGTATTTCTATCGCGATACCAATGCCTTTGGCGAAGTGCTCGAGATGCAGCACCTCCCCGCTATCAACATGCGTGTGAAGGTCGACGGCGGGTTCAGGATGCTGCTGCCAGACAGTAAGTACATGGACTTTCACCAGGACGAAATCGAACACGTCCTGGACTACGACGTGGAACAGAACATCTACGGCGTGCCCGACTACCTGGGCGGCCTGCAAGCGCTGTTGCTCAACGAAGCCGCCACCCTCTTCCGCCGCCGCTACTACAGCAACGGCGCGCATGCGGGTTACATCTTCTACACCAACGACCCAGACCTGACTGAGGAAGACGAAGAGAACCTACGTGCACAAATCAGCGCCAGCAAAGGCGTGGGTAACTTCCGATCGATGTTCGTCAACATCCCTAACGGGAAGGAAAACGCGATTCAGATCATTCCCGTGGGGGACTTTCAGGCCAAGGACGAACTGGAGAAGGTGAAGAACATCACGCGCAATGACGTAATCGCGGCGTGGCGTATGAACCCAGCCCTAGCCGGGATCATCCCGGAAAACAACGGCGGGTTTGGGGATATCGAGAAGATCGACCGCGTTTACACAAGCAACGAGATTCGGCCGATTTGTCAGCTGTTCGATCAACTGAATGCAACGCTTCGAAGCGACAGGAAAATAAACTGGTTAAAGGCAAAAGGCACAGCAGATAACACTTAGATAAAAAGCTAAAGCAGCTATTACCACTGAAAAATATGGCAAAATAATGGCTATTGGCTGCCCTGGGGAGGGACACAATGAGAGTTGTATGCAAATGCGGAAATAAGGGCCGGATTGCTTCTCGAGAAGAGTTATCGCGGGATTTCGCAAAGCTTTATTGCCAGTGCCTCGACGCAACGTGCGGGCACACTTGGGTAGCGAATTTGACGTTTTCGCACACGCTCAGCCCATCCGCTCAATCCTACGAAAAAATGCTGTTTGATCGTTTGAGGGATATGCCTAGGGCGAAACAGAGGGAGCTATTCGACCAACTGGGCGCGGCGTGATCGAGACTAAACCCCCAGCAGCAAACTGGCGGTTCGTAGAGTCTCGATCATTGTTGAGTTATGGGGAAAAAGACGACTCAAGGAATACGCAGACTATGAAAATTTTGATCCATAAAAACCGCTCTATTGGCCTTGCATCAGAACTTAGAAAGCCTAAGTTGCAACTTCATCACCTCCTTTTCGAGCTCCCGGTATTCCCGCTCGACGGCCGGGGGAAGCTGGATCTCATACTGGTCGGCCAAATCACCCTCGTTCAATATTTCAAATCGTCTTTCCATCAATTTGATAAGACGCTTCACGTTGAAACTGTCCCGCAACGGCTTTCGGATGTTATCGATCTGTCTGCCGGTGTATTCACGGCTAGGGTCTTCCAAGAAGAGGATGTTGACCAAAGCCATTTCCGGCGGGCGGGGTGTCAGATCGACGATACGTCCCTCAGGATCCTGCCAGACAGCGTGGAACTCGGCTTCGATGATATGGGTACCCTCCCAAATGGCCCAGCCCGTAAGCTGTTTTCCGCCGTGGCGGGCCACATGCTCTGGGACGATAGTGAGACATTCCAGCAATGGCTTGTTAGCCAGAGGTTCATGCGGGACCAAAATGGGAAGTTGACCTGGAACAACGGCGTTGCAGAACTCTAAAACATGGAGTGACTCAATATTTCCTGGTTGAGGAATCTTCACAACAACATCCTTATCGAGTGAGAGCTGAAAGTCAGAGCTAATAAATTTTGGGAAGCGTAAATAACCACTAAAATTCCAGTTATTCAGGCGTGTTTTTTTACCTCGGCAAGAGCAACCGTAAGATCCTCGACACGCTGCTCAATTTCCCTTATGCGTTTCTTTTCCTCAGCAGCGCTTTGTATATCTCGCTGGTCTGACTCTCCTAAGGATCGATACAGCGCGAGAATTGCCCTTTCTTGAGGGTTGATGGTCACATCATCGATTTTCGAAGTCGACTGGGCGCCACGAAGCATCGGACCTTCCCCGGTCAACAGCCAGTCGATCGAGATGCCCAAATGGGAACCCAAGGCGATTAGTGCCTCAGGGCGAGGCTCACGAATTCCGCCAACCCAGTTTTGCAGGGAGCTGTAAGACAGGCCACAGGCTTTAGCAGCATCTTTAAGTGATAGCTCGCGGGCTTCAATAGCCAGTCTGATCCTATCGTTGATTCCCATTTGGGAGTTTTCCCCTTGACATGATCTCAATCGGGAACATAACCTGCACCCAGTTGAGAACATCTTAACCAAATAGGAACACACGAACCATCCACCGCTGGGACTCCTCAATGGAAAAGCGACAGATTCAAGCTCGATTGATTGAACACGGGAGTAACTTTCGTCAGTTCGCGATGAACCACGGATACGGTACACGGACTGTGACACAGGCCGTCCAACGATGGGCAGGCCATAACTCACTTCCTCAGGGAAGACTTACTTTCTGCATTTTGCGCGACTTATCAAAATTCATTGGGGAGGAAATTCTGCCGGGAATACTCACTGAAAGCATCGAACAACCGGCGAATGACAGCGCGAGCGCACAGTAATGACCAGTGCTCAGGGAGACCAGCAGAAGATGAAAAGTCGAATTCTAAAAACGCGCCGGGAAGTCGTCAGTGCAATCATTCGAACCTTTGAAGGTGGCCGCGAACGCGCCGCTGTTCACATCGGCCTGCCACTCAAAAAGTTTGATAACCACGCTTACGAGAACAACAACTGCCGCCCGCTGACGGACCTGCAGATTTTCAACCTGGAACAAGTCACGGGCACGCAGCACCTGGCCAATTACGTTGCCGCAATGTATGGCGGCATGTTCGTGCCAATCGTCCATCCGGAAAACTTGGACAACGTTGAGATGTATACCCGAGCAGTGCAGACCTCAGCCAAGCGGGGCACAGTGGATCAGATCATTGCCCAGGCGCTTGATGACGGCGTAATCACCGAGGATGAAGCCGAACTGATCCTGAACGCTCATATCTCGCACATGGCCGCACGCACTACCGAAGTCCACGCCGCTATCGACCTGTACTGCGCCAAATCAGGGAAAGGCCAATGAACACTCAATCCAACACCCTGGACTACCAACAATGCGTACAGAACGCTGCACTGGCATTTCTTGAGCGCCATCAAGCCGAACACCTGGGTTACACACGGGTACTACACCGCCGTGCGGTCGATCACTTGATTAACCGCTTCAACGTGTCCGAACCAGTAGCAGACAAACTGACCGCCCTCGCCCACACCGAGCTGGTGGACATCGCACGCCGTAAGCGCCCCGCCAATCCGTAACACCTAACCCGACCAATCGCCGCCCCCACGTGCCGTGGGTTTGGGTGAGCTGCGCCCGAAATTGAGGTTTAACGATGACAAACGCCGTAATTGTCACCACACAACTGCCCCCAGCCGAGGCCGAAGCGTTGCTGGCCAACCTGCGTGAACAGTATCGCTTGAGCCTCAACGAACACTGGTACGACGACCAATTCCGCCTCGTGGCAGCCGGTCTGCGCCACGGCGCGATTCTCGCTCACATTCCGGTTATGGCTGCGCAAAAACGCCTTATGGCAGCCCTGTCCCACAGCCTCAAAGCAGTGAAGTAACCCCATGAAAGAAGATCTTCGTCACGACGTGCTGCAACGCCTGCAGGCCGACTTCGGGCTCAAGCACCGCACGGGCACCGACTACATGCGCGGCGGCACCTGCCCGAGGTGCAAAAAGAAGGAGCTGTATTCACGGTTTGATACGCCATGGATGGTGATTTGTGGTCGCCCTGAAAAGTGTGGCCATACCCTGCACGTCAAAGAGCTTTACGACGACCTTTTCGAAGACTGGAGCAAGCGAGCGCCGGCGACAGACCAGCATCCCAACGCAACAGCACGCGCCTATCTAGAGTTCGCCCGAGGCTTTCGGTTTGAGCTGATCCAGGGTTGGTTCACCCAGGAAACGTTCTATTCCGTTGAACACAACGCCGGCAGTGCCACTGTTCGCTTCGCCCTGGAAAAAGGTGGCTGGTGGGAACGCCTGATTGATCAGCCTCACCGCTTTGGAAAGATGAAAGCCCGCTTCAAGTCCAAGGACAGCTATCGCGGCGTTTGGTGGTGCCCGCCCTGCGTCGACCTGCTTGAAGCCAAGGAAATCTGGATTGTTGAAGGTATCTTCGACGCCATCGCCCTGGTGCACAACGACATCGCCGCCGTGTCGGCCATGTCTTCCAATGCATTCCCCAGTGACTCGCTCGAAGCACTGGTCAAGCTCCGCGAAGGAGGAAAGTTACCCAAGCTGGTTTGGGCTCTTGATAACGAGCCAAGCGCCAACGCCTACACCCGGCGCTGGGTACGCGACGCCCGCGCCCTGGGCTTTGTGTGTGAGTCTGCGCAGATCCCGCAACGCGACGGCCGCAAAGCGGACTGGAACGACCTTCACCAGCGCTGGAGCTTCATTCAGGACGACACTAAACGCGCTGATCAAATCGCCACCGACCTCAAACAAGCCCGACACCTGGGCGCCCTGCTGCTGGCTGAGAGCGCTGCGGAAAAAGCACTGCTCATGTACGACTGGAACAAGCGCGGGGAATTTCACCTGGGCTTTGGGAACCGCCTGTACTGGTTCAAATTGGACATGGAGAAATTCAACCGGGCCATGTCCGACATCGAGGACAGCGAAAACCACGACGACCAACTGCTTAACCAGGCACAACAGCGCGAAAAGGCGCTGCAGCAGTCCGGCAGTGTCGTGGAGATTGCCAACTGCTACCCACAAGCCCTGTATTTCCAGCGTAACGAGGTAACAGACGAGTCCTGGTACTACCTGCGCGTGGACTTCCCGCACGACTCTGAGAGCGTGAAAAACACCTTCACCAGCGGCCAGCTGTCGGCCGCCAGCGAATTTAAAAAGCGCCTGCTCGGCATGGCAGCGGGCGCGATGTTTACCGGCAGCGGCCAGCAGCTCGACAAGCTTATGAAAGACCAGCTGTTCGGCATCAAAACCGTGTCGACCATCGACTACGTAGGCTACAGCAAGGAATACGCTTGCTATGTCTACGGCGATATCGCGATCAAGGACGGCACCACCTATAAGGTCAACAGTGAGGACTATTTCGAGTTTGGCAAGCTGCGCCTAAAAACTCTCCAGAAAGGCGTCCCTATCAAACTGCAGCGCGACGCAAAGGGCTTTGATGAAAAGTGGGTGCAGTTGCTGTGGACTTGCTCCGGCGCCCAAGGCTTTGTCGCCCTGGTGTTCTTCTTCGGTTCGCTGTTCTGCGAGCAGATCCGTGCTCGCTATCAGTCCTTCCCGTTCTTGGAAGCTACCGGTGAAGCCGGCGCCGGCAAAACAACCCTGCTGAACCTCCTATGGAAACTCCTCGGCCGCGAAGGCTATGAAGGCTTCGACCCGATGAAATCGACCAAGGCCGGTCGCTCTCGACTAATGGGCCAGGTATCGGGCATGCCGGTTGTATTCCTGGAAGCCGATCGCCACAGCGATGATCGAGCACACGCTAAAACCTTTGAATGGGACGAGCTGAAAGACTTCTACGGCGGCGGAACCTTGGCGACGAAGGGCGTCAAGACAGCCGGTAACGAGACGTACGAACCGCCGTTCCGGGGAACGATCGCTATCAGCCAAAACGCAGCCGTAGTCGCCCACGAAGCGATCATGACGCGCATTGTAAAACTGCACTTTGTACGCCCGACCGTGACGCTAGAAAGCCGTGCTGCAGCTGACCAGTTGAACGCACTGGATGGCGGCACTCTTAGCCATTTCCTGTTGCGGGCCGTCGGCAAAGAATCCGCGGTGCTTGAGCTGTTCGCTCAGCGTATGCCAGAACACGAAGCCAAGCTGCGCCGCCTGCATACCCATTGCTTCGCCTGTGGTACCGCCTATACCAGCGACGCGGGTATCTGCAGCAGCTGCGGCTATGACTTGCGTGGCTATATCCGCGTCGAGCGCATCAGCAAGAACCACGCGCAACTGCTCTCGCTGCTGGATTGCCTGCGCCTGGTGCTGAAACTGAGTGATCCCCAAGTCGCTGCCACCCAGCGCCAGATTGTGCGGATGGCTATCGAGCGTCAGACCTCAATCAGTTCCGACCATTCAGCCGTGGCAGAGTTTTGGGAGGTCTACGACTACCTCGAATCGTTAAGCGAAGACCCGGTGGTCGACCACAGCAGCGACCCCACCGTGATCGCTATCAATCTCAACGAATTCTGCGAGCGCGCCGCCGAACACAAACAGAAGTTGGCGGACGTGGCCACGTTACGCGATCTACTCAAGGAGTCCCGTTCCCGCAAGTTTCTGGACAGCAACAAGGCGGTGCACAGCGCGGTTCGTGCTGCTTTCAACAACCGAAATCCGTGTTCACAACCCCGGCCGACCACAGTTAAGTGCTGGACATTCAAGGCGTAAAGGAGGGCAAGACCGATGCAAATCCAAGTATTTATGGGCAGTGCCAGCGAAGGCAAAACCAGCAAGCTCCAGTCAGTTCAGGACCGTCTGGACTTTACGGGAGAAAGCGCGCCGATCATCCAGGCTGAGGCTTATGGGGAAGATGGCTTGCTGGAGATTTTGGAGGTCCGCGCAGCCGGTGGTCAGCGCGAAATACTGGTGGACGACTGCAGCCGGCAACAGATTTTGAGGGTGTTGGAATGGCAATCATGTGTCGAGCATGAGCCAAATCTTGATGACCTGGTGATCCACCTGGCTCGCAAGGACTGACCTTAAAAAAATAGTGCCGAGGAGTTGCAGCTCCTCGACACCCAACCGCAACAGAGGGCTATACCATGCAAGCACAGAACCTAAGCAGCAGCGCCGCGAAGGCTACCACACCGGCGCGGCACCTGGTGGCCACCGCGATTATCGGCGCGGCCGTTATCGGCTACTTGGTGCACAAAACCCCTGAATCACGCACCCGCCTTGAAAGCCTGAGCCAGATGGCCAACACCCTGGGCGAACTGAGCGAAACGGATGCGGCAGTTGTCGCTCAACTGCTCGCCAACAACGCATCCCGGGGGGCGGCGCGCCATGCCTAAGCAGCCCCCGTCGACCCGCGTAAGACGTTTCCCCTGGAACATCGACTACACCAGCATGTGCGACCTGTGCGATCGGTGGCGTGCGCAGGGCAACCACGAGCAATGCAGCCGGCAACGCCAACGGCTGAATGCCCATCTACGCAATCACAAGCCTAAGCGTTAAGCCGCGTCCACCAGAAGACGCGCTTCTAAATACTTGGCCCGGAAACGGGCCTTTTTGTTTCCGATCGTCAGACTGTCGCTATACGAGTACAGCGTTAGGGGTTTACATGAGTGGGGTCGAAGCTCGCGGTAATTCCGTGAGAATCTATTTTCAATACGACGGCGAAAAATGCCGCGAATCGTTACCTGGAGGAAACACACCGGCGAACGTTGCCCAGGCCAAGCGCTTGCTCGCCATCATCGAATACGAAATCCAAGCAGGCATCTTTGACTACGCACGCCACTTTCCCAATTCAACCAGGCTGGTAGAAAACACCTTCGGTCATTACCTGGACATCTGGTTGCGGATCAAAGCCAACAGCGTCGCGGCATCGAGTTACCGAGGTTATGCCAACAAGGCCGAAGTACATGTACGGCCGCGCTGGGGCAAAGTGCAGATCAACGCGATCGATCACCTGGACCTGCAGGAGTGGATACAGGGGACGCTGTCCAAAACCCTAAAAAACAAGACCATTCGCGACATTATCAGCAACGTGCGCCAAGTGTTCAGGCTCTACCGTACGCGCATGAAAGTCGCGCACGATCCTACCGAAGGCTTGATGGTGCGCCTGCCCGATCCCGAAGCACCGGACCCGTTCACTCGTGCGGAAATCAAACAGATCCTCGACACACCGACCACTCGTACGCTTGAGTTACTGATGGTGCAGTTCATGATTTGGGCTGGTCCTCGGGTGTCTGAAACCATCGCCCTGGCATGGGAAGACGTCGACCTGGAACAAGGGATGGTGACCTTTCGTCGATCGAAGGTACGCGGCGCCTATCGAGTGACGAAGACCCGGCGCTCGATGCGCAAGGTTCGCCTGTTGACGCCGGCGTGGGAGGCGTTGCGGCAGGTCGATGCACTGACCCGCAAAAGAACAGCCGAAACCGTTGAAATCGTAGAACGGGACAATAAAACCATACGCCGGCACACACTGCATTTTGTGTTCTTGAACACCAAAAGCGGTTTGCCGCACGCTAACGATTTTGTTGTGCGTGACCGTTTTTTCAAAGCCCACTTGCTCACGGCCGGGGTCCGCTATCGTGGTCCTGGGCAGTGCCGGCACACGTACGCCAGTCAGTTGCTCACGACGGGTATTGCCTCAATCGATTGGATCGCTGAACAGATGGGGCACACCAACGGCAACATGATTCGCCAGCACTACGGAACGTGGATCAATGAGGACGGGCCAGATGTGGTCGGGATGTTGCAGCTAGCGTTAAGGCTCTAG